GAGCAGCAGGAGCAAAAAACTAATATCGATATCACTCCGGAGGAAATCGACAAAGCTCTACAAGAGGAGCAAGGAGCAAAGGTTACGGATGTTTCGGACGGTAAAACGTACATTCATAACGGAAAAGAAATCGTTTTAGATTAATGTTAACCGGAGCGGAGGAGAGCCGCTCCTTTATTTTGACTAAAGGGAGAGAGTGTAAAAATGGATCAAAAGCATTTACAGGTTTTAAGCAGAATAGACGATCTAGAAAATGAGCATTGTAAAGGCTGCAAAATTAAAGAGGATCTACGCAGACAAAACGGACAGCCGCTCCAGTATTGTATTTTTTCCTGCAAGATCGGAAAGAAGATAAAGCAGCTAGGCGGCGTCCTTGAATACGGCATAGTCCAAAATGTACACGCTAAAGCGCTGGATCTTACTAAAGACAAGTACATAGAATTACGAAATGATGGAATGAACGATAGACAGATCCGGGAGAGATACGGCATATCTCGAGCTACGATGTTCCGCAGAAAAGAAGCGTGGGAGCTTACAGGTAAAACCGGTTTATATAGTCATCGATACACTCCGCTTAAAAAGCTAACAAAAGAAAAATTACAAGATATGTGCATGTTTATGACCGAGCAAGAGATAGCGGATAAACTGGGAGTATCTTTAGCTACAATACGGAAATATCGTTATAGATGGGGAATAGAGTTAGTTTTTGGTAAAGCAAAAGATAAATACAGCAAAACCGAGTTTCTTTATCTCCGGGATAAAAAAGGACTCAACAGAGCGCAGATATGCGAGCTATGGGAGGTTTCAGACAGTACCCTTTATATCCTAATGAAAGAGTGGGGATTAATTAAAGAGCGTCGTTATGCCAATAAAGAAGGGTTAACGAAAGAGCGATTAACGGAGCTTGCTAAAGTGCATACTGATATAGAGATAGCAGCTATGTACAGCTTTTCAAAAAATACCGTTTGGAAGTATCGGAAAAAGTGGGGAATACCGGCGTTAAAGCGTGAGATCCCAGCAAAAGAAATAAAGCGTATGCTTAAAAAAGGCATGAAACGAAAAGATATTGCCGAGCATTACGGCGTTAACGTTTCGACAATATACAAGAAAATAATTAAGTACCAACAACAAAATTTATTATAATTCGACAAAAATAGCTTGTGTTATTATCGCTCGAGTGTTAAACTACAGTAGAAGTTAATAGTTATAGCGATATACATCGAAAGGAGTCACATTATGACTGAAAATAAAACACCTTCAATAAAGTTGAGGGAATTACGAATTAAAGCCGGCTTGAGTCAAAACAAGTTAGCTAAACTAGCCGAGGTTAGTCAATCACATATTAGCGAGATCGAAAGCGGAGTTAAACGAGTTAGCCTAGATGTTACTCGAAAGTTAGCTCGAGCGCTGGAGGTTCCATTCATTGCATTAATTAGCGAGGACTTTCTCGAGGAGAGCGAGGAAGAAATCGAGCAAGAGCAGGAGCAAAACGAGGAGTGATTTTACTCCTCTCTATATAAAAATTATCTAAAGGGAGAGCGAGAACATGCAGAACATTAAACAAGGTATCCAAGATATTAAAGGCGTTTTATCTATTGCGGTTATGGAGGACAAGCAGCTAACGAGCAAGGATCTAAAAGATCTTTACTCACGTTTGCGACTTGTTGAGGGTTTAGTAGATAAAGAGATAGGCGGAAAAGAAAGCGAGCTGCTTTTGATCCCTAACTTACCGAAAGGGTATAAACATAATCCTTATCCTCGATTAACTTATATTTTTGTCTGTCAAAAGTATTCAAACGATCAATATTTTACTATGAGCGATCTAGTGGACTTTACCGGAGCTAGTCGAAATCAAGTAAAAATGGACATTGAGCGCCTCGAGTCCGAGGGACATATCCAGTTAGTAAACTCATATACAGCCGAGAGATCCACGAAATACTATAAGTATAGACCAACTAAGCTATAAAAATAACATTCTAACGAGAGGAGGATCCCGGAAAATATGAGTGCTGGATGGATCAAGATACATAGAAAATTACAACATAGCGAAATATTTAAAGATCCGGATCTCCTCCGGTTATGGATGTACAGTCTTATGAAAGCCTCACATTGTAAACGAGAAATTGTTTTCGACGGAGAGAAAGTAACGCTAGAAGCAGGACAATTTATAACCGGACGACAATCGCTAACAGATGATTTTAACGAAGGCGTACCGCCTAAAAAGCGAGTGCAAGATCGGACGCTATGGAATTGGGTTAAAAAGCTCGAAAAGCTAGGGAATATTACAGTAGAAAACGCCTCGAGTCGCCGTTACTCGATTATTACTATCCTCAAATGGAGCGAGTACCAAGAGGATGAGCCTCAAAAGGACGAGCCTAAAGAGGAGAAAAAGAAAAAAGATCCAGTAACGCCGCCGGAGGTTAAAGCCGAGGAGGATAACGAGGATATGAGCGATTTTTTAGAAGCAGCAGAAAGTAAAGAGTTAGCTCCAGTAAAAGAGGAGAAAACTAAAAAAGGGAAACGAGTTTACACGAAAGAGGACATAGAGTTTAAACTCGCTGGATGGTTGTATAAGAGAATGCTAGACAATAATCCGAACGCTAAAAAACCTAACCCTCAAAAATGGAGCGACGTTATCCGCTTAATGATCGAGCGTGATAAACGAAAGCCGGAGGAAATAAAGGCTGTTATCGATTGGAGCCAAGATAGCGACTTTTGGATGAGTAATATTTTAAGTACCGAAAAGCTCCGTAAACAATACGATACGTTATTTATGCAGATGAAAAAAGATAAAGATAAGGCTACTCGGTTAGCGGCTGGCGGAGGATCTCGATTAAACTCCGGTAGTTCTAAAAGTGAGCGCAAAAACGATCTTTTACGTGAAATGATGGAAAAGGAGGCGCTACCTCATGGAAAAGAGGGAAATAATACAGCTTTTCGCCTTAATTAACCAAGCCTACGATATGTTCGAGGTAACGGAGGAAAAGGTTAACTTTTGGTACGAAATGCTAGCGGATCAAGATCCTCAAAATGTTCTCATGAATCTAAGGGAGCATATCAGTAAACAAAAATTCCCTCCTTCTATTGCAGAGTTGAGAGGGATCCCGAACTATGCAGCTAATAGCGGATATTTAGCAAAGGATGAGCATTTACGTATAGAGGAGCGAAAGAAAGAGGCTCTAAAATACATCCCAGAGGATTGCGTACCGGATTTTATTAAGCAGAGGAGAGCGGCTAGAAATGACAGCAACTAATTTTTATAACTACGAGGCGGAGAGTCAAGTTATCGGATCGGTATTAACCGATCCGGATCTAATGAACGATCTTATTATCGAGGCGGATCACTTTTACGAGCCTAAACACCAAAAACTTTTTAAATGGTTTAAAGCTATCCATAAAGCCGGCGCTCCTATTGATCTAGTAAGCATTGTAGAAATGGCTAAAGATCGTATTAACGAGGTGGGCGGAGTATCTTATCTAGCCGAGGTTATGGGATCTATTGCTACTACGGAGAATATCAAATTTTACGAGGATCTCGTTATCGAGCATTGGAGGAGCCGAGCTAGGTATCTAGTATACAAAGAAGCTATGAGCAATTCCGCAGACGATACAATCGATTTTAAGACAAAAGAAGCTCTAGACGAAATCGAGAAAACCGGAAAGCGTCTTACTAAATTCTCTATACGAGATCAATTAGTTAAAAATTACGACAAAATGGAGAGTATGAAAGGCGGACTAGCCGGATCCGCTACAGGATTTACAGATCTAGATACTATGCTCGAGGGAGTAGAAAAGAAAAAGCTCATTATCGTAGCTGCTCGTCCGTCTGTAGGTAAAACCGCTTTTGCTTTAAATATCGGTCAAGGTTTAATTAAAACCTCTTTATCCGAGCTTGCTATTAAGAATAATAGACAAGAGGTTTTTGCAAGTATCTTTTCTCTAGAAATGGGAGCAGATCAATTAACTAACCGTATGATCTCCAGTGTAGGAAATATCGACGGTATGAAGGTTAAAAACCCTATCGAAAACTTTAATAGTGACGATTGGAGTAAATATACAATGGCAGCCGGAGAAATAAGCAACTGGGAGGATAATATCGATATATGCGACGAGTCTACGATCAAGGTAGAAGGGATCCGCTCGAGAGTCCGAGAAAATCAAAAGGCTCACCCGGACAAACATCACGTAATTATCATCGATTATTTACAGCTCATTAAACCGACGGCTGCTAAAGGATCTCGAGAGCAAGAAATTAGTGAGATCTCTCGATCTTTAAAAGTTATGGCTAATGAATTGGATTGTACGATTATCGCACTATCTCAATTATCCCGAGGAGTAGAGCAGCGTCAAGATAAGCGTCCTATGTTATCAGATATCCGAGAAAGTGGATCAATCGAGCAGGACGCCGATATCGTAGCTTTTCTTTACCGAGACGACTATTACGATAAGGAGAGCGATAATAAAAACATTATCGAAATCATAATAGCGAAAAACCGAGAGGGATCCGTCGGTACTGTTCAATTAGCCTATATCAAAGAGTATTCAAAATTTGTTAATCTAGAGCGCCGCTTCGATCAAGCGAGCTAAAAAGGAGAGAGTTATATGTTACTATTTTTCAAGATTTTATTATCCTTGCTAATCCTTGTTTTTTCCGCTGGGCTTATTGCTAGCGATAAAAAAGATGAGCGTCTAAATTTCACTGTTATTGTTTGTCTAGCTATCGCCGCTTTAACTTATACAATTACTAAATAAAATTAGAGGAGTGTTCTAAAATGGAATTTAACGTTAACAAATTTAAAGAAACTGTAGAGGAATTTAAAAATATCGTTTTTGGTCAAACTCAAGCAAGAACAAATAAACTAAAGCCTTTTGCCGAAATATTCGAGGAGGCTACTAAATATATTGACCAGGAGCAAAAAGCGCCTCAAGTAGAAGCGCCTCCAGTGAATGAGGATCTAGCCGAGGAGCTAGCAGCAGCTAAAAAAGAAAACCGCTACCTAAAGAGAAAACAAACGATGTACGATTTAAAAATCGAGAAAATGAAACAGGAGATAAAGGATCTTAAAAAGATCAAAGGAGTAGCAGATCCGGAGCAACCTAAAGAGGAGCAAGTAGAATGGATTTAAGTAACGAGTTTAATCCAGCTCCTAAACCGCAGAAAAAAGAAAAGAAGGCTAGTAGAGGCTTGCAAGTTAAAAAGCCTCTACAGG